TGCCTCTTTTGCTGACTGGTCGAGTTGCCGTTTCCAGTCCAGCCCCCACCGTGCGAAGTATTCCCGCCGGGTAAGCAGACCCATCTTTACGTCGTCGCGATCTGCTTGGGCTTCACGCCCTGAGTCCACAGTAAGTTTCGGAGGATACTGCCACTCGACAGTCCTCCAGTCGGCAGGAGCGCCAGCAAGGAAACCTGACCTGATTTCGTTCTCGATTACGTATTCGTAAATCGCCTGGAACTTGTCTGTCAGGATTTGCTGCCATCCGTCGATAACCCGTTGGGCCGTCGCAACCTCTCTTCTGGTGTCGGCACCTCCGACCTTGGTCCCGAGTAAGAGAGATGGAGGGAGACCTGCTCCGAAGCACACACTCTCGGTTAAATATTCCATAAACCCCTGCCAGGCAGGAGATGGTCTGCCTGAAACATAGGGTGTAAACTCGTCGCCCTGCCTGAGCACTTTTGCTTCTGGGCCAAATACTTGCCGGTAGAACCGCTCCACTTCTGGCAGACTATTTTCCGTATCTGCAGCACGGACACTGGTCCCAATATAGTCGTCAGATGGTAGTTCTCCGCTGGCTGTCTTGATGATGTCCGTCTTGCCGGATCCCTCCTTCACTGCAGCCTTCTCGAGTGCCAGGATATCGTCGATATCGTGTGCTGTGTTGATGATACTTGAAAGGATGGTTAACCCACGGTGCTGACCTGTCCTTTCTGGCAGGTAGAAATGAACCACACCATCGGCAGGCAACTTCTCAGTTTCCCTCCAGACATAATACTCCGGGCGACCGTATACGTCCAACTCGACTCCGTCTGGTAATTTATCGATAGGGAACCGATGGCATATGTCTTGCGACTCCACCAGTTGGATACGTGGTCTGCCTGTTGACCCGTAGGTGTTCAGGCTGAAGATGTCGCCATCCACCAGCATCGCCCGGAATAAAACAGACTGCAGGGTGGGGAATGAACTCTTGCTCTCGAGGTCCGGGTGCATTGCCCAGCCCCTCCATGCCTTCAGTGCCTTCTCGTTCCAACGAGCGTTGGACGAGTCGGGCGACGGGTGCAGACCTGTGCCGATGGTAAATGTCACCAATCGTTCGATCAGACCCTTGATGAAGGGTGAATTTCGGTGAAGGTACCTGGATTTGCGGATCAGTTCTCGCCGGGTGACCCGGTCGATATCCTGTTTCGCTCCCTGGACCTTAAGATCAATGGTGGACCTGTTGGTGCTGGTCTTCGCAGCCTCGTATCCACCCCCACCGACCCCGGTGTAGGATAGCCAGCTGGACACCCTGAATTTCCCTAATACGGATTTCAGGGTCATTTGTAGATCCCCGCAAAATCGGTTGAGTAATGCCGCACGGGCTTGATCTCAGCCACAGCCAGGGCTGCAGTAGCCAGGCCGATGTTTTCTCTCGCTGCGGCGATAACCTCGAGCAACGAGGTCGGTTGCCATCCATAAAAAAGCTCGTAGTTGACAGTAGTGCCATTACCCGAACTTGAAGAAATAGACTTCCCCTTTTGCATCGCTTCTAGCGCGACGTCTGCGAGCCCGTCAAGATACTCGTCTCGGGGAATGTCTTGTTCGTCGGAAGCCCGATAGACCTTTCGCACGAACTCCTTGAGGACTGATGAAGGAACTGCCATTCTTAAACAGTCTTATCTAAAAAGATTAAGACGCAAAGTGTAGTGTCCTTCAGTCTCCTTTAGTCTCCTTTAATGGCTTCGGACATCTCAACAAAAAGCATCTTGCCTCCGTCAGGGTTGCCCTGCCGCCTGTCATTACAAAACCTTTCCTTTTCATCGCCCAGACATAGCTTTCTGACCGTCCCAGCCTTGACGCGATTTCGCATACGCTCAGTAGTTTGTTTTCCATTACATCCCCTTCGTTTTCAACATTCCGATCTTGATAGCCACTGCAATCGCCATGCACTCGCAGTCTAAAATGTGATTGGGCCAATGCCTTGACCTTTTCTTGTAGGTATAAATAACCCTGCCGGTCCTGGGATTAAAATCCCGCCCTTTGTATTCACCGTCCATGTGTCGCCAATATTCCTCGTCAACAATAGTTTCTGGCACTTCCCATCTGACTGGCGCGGTTTCGGAATCACGAAGCCGGAACAGGATGTCCTTGATCGTCGGGTTGGACCATCTCAATTCGGCGATCTTGGTGCGTCCCTGGTTCGTTGTGCCTATGAATGGATCGAATTGACGCACGATGTATGGCACCTCGAATCGCTTGCCATTCTTGTCTCTTTCGGGAAACGATTCACGGTCATCTCCACGGATTGCGAACCAACCGAAACGGGCACATTCGGCATATACGGTCGATGCCTCAAACCCGGAGTCAATCCCGGTGAGATCCGCATTGACATTGAGTCTTTTGCGGATGTCCTCAAGATCATCCGTCGTGCCGCAACGACCCCACTCGATTAACCGGGAATGACCACCCGGAGCAAACTCCCGGCATGAATACCAGTGGTGGTCGATCTGACGGTCAGCGGTTAGGATCTTCACCGTTTTAACCAGTGGTTCCGGAACCGAAACAATCCGTTCTTTTCTACCACTGCTTCCACCCTCCCATTGGCCCATATCTGGTTCAGCGAGGGAACCGTTGATGAACCCCTTCAGCCCCTCAAGGCTCCCCTGTGCTTGCAAAAACTCCACTGCCATCCTGCCCCAGGATGATTTTCTCCATGGAGCATACATAGAGGGGAGGTGCCTCGATACGTGACGGGTCTCACCATTCGGGTTTGTCGGGATCCATATTCCCTTGCGTAACATGGATGTTTTGTGCCGGTCCTGGGTCTCGTGTTTGCAGTGCGGACACTCGTAGTAAGTGGTTCTTTCAACGATGTCGTAGTCCCACCCGTTCGGCCCTTTTGCCCGTGGATCCCACATGAGGGTCGCCTCTTTCCCGGTTCTTGGCAGAGCTGATTTTTCTGGATTCAAAGCCAGGAGAATTTGCTGCTCGCATTTCGGACAGGGCAGAAAAAAACGATGCATCGACCCGGCTAGGAATGACCTCCATATTCCAGCCTCCATAACCGACGGAGTCGAGGTTCGGAAGATCTTCGGGTTCGCAAAGGTGCGAGTCCTCATCTCCGCAAGTTCCAGGGCATTAGCCTCCTTCTTCGTCGATTCGGCGAATTTGTCCACCTCATCCATCACAAGTAAACCTGCTGGCCGGGATGCGAGATTGGCGGGTGAGTTGGAGCCGATCAACGTCAGTACTGCACCCATGAACTCCATTTGCATCTTTTTATATTTGTGCCGGTCGTTGTGCTTTCGCTTCATCAGTTCTCCGCACTCCGCAAACAGGGGCTGCAGACGGGTCTCTGAAAAAGCCATTGCCAGATCCTTATTCGGCATGACCCACAGGGATGGTCGAGGATTGTTGACAAGCGACCAGGTGACCCCTGCCATCATCGTCATGGTCTTCGCCGTTTGTGCTCCAAAGCAGAGCGTCTCAGCTTCGACATCCGGATTGCGGAAGTCTTCCAAGATATCCCTGGAATACGGAGTTAGCCGGGTGGAGAAATTGCCGGGAGTATCGGTCTGAAGCGAGGTCAGGAAAAGGTTGGCTTCACACCATTCGGTGACCGTGGTCTTCGGCGGTAACCTGACTGCGGCCTTTACCGCATTGAGGAGAATTAGTTTAGCAGTTTCGTGCATGCGACCTCTATCTTTTTGCAGAGGTCTCGGCAGTATTCCTCTAGCGTTTCCCGTGCGAGGATTGGGTCGGATGGATTACAGGCTGTGGCGAGCCTGGCAGGCATGTCCTTGATCATCTGGGCGACCGGTATCCAGGGCTTCATGACCAACTCAACCGCTTCATCCAGCGCGACCAGGTCTTTTTCGAGTTGCCTTAACTCGAGTCGTTTCAGCTCTGCATCGGCTTCCAGGTTATCCAGTCGAGCCCTGGAGGTTGCCTCATTTACATCGATGTTGCGGACAAGACAATCGTGCCCCGTCTTGACCGTGAATTTCTTTCCCCTCGCCACTTTTATATTCGAATCCTTGAGCCTCCTCCCCATTGTTTGGGGGGAGACTCCGAATTCTCGTGCGAGTTCTCTCACTGAGAGTTGCAGCATTACAGTTCGAACGAATTTACGATAGCTGCATTAAATTTGTATTGCTCCACTTCGTTTGGACTCCCGGCAGGGATCTGGGTCACCAGCTCCTTGGAAACATACTCCATCAGGATTTTATCCAACTCTGTCTGACCGACATCTAGTGCCACCCTGGCGAACAATGCCTTGAGTTCGTTGCCGAGGACCTTGGGGTCAGTCTCGTCACTGGCAAATATCTGGTTTATCCCCTTTGCGATCTGGGGAGCAAACGGGGATAAAAAAGGCAACTCGACCGATGCGGCAGATAGCCCGATGAGGGCTGCGCCTCGGGCCACACCCTTCAGGAGAGCTTTGGCTTCAGGACCGATCGTAGTAGTCCCGTCAGGCCCGGTAACGCAACCAGGAGGGAGGACCGTTGCGATCAAAAGAAATGGCAACAGTAGAGGAGGTAGCTTGAGTTGCACTTTTTCTCGCGGATACTTCTCCGCGATGGACCAGACGATCCCGATCAGGGTCACGACTGCTCCGATGACCGTATCAATATCAATTTGATCAACGAGGCCGTTGGAAACAAAATAGCCTCCGCCGAATGTTAATGTATGACGAATAAATCCGAGTATTGCTTTCATTGTGTTTGGTTGTGGGTGGTTCTCTGTTGGAGAGTCAGTACGGTCAGGTTATCTATTTTCGACTCAAGCCTGATTTGCGTGTCCTCAGATTTTTTTGTCATTAACTTGATTGCCGCGATCTCGCTTGTATGTGTTGCGATCTGTTCCCCTCTCACCGTCAGGATTGCAGTGAGGGAGTAGTTATACTCCTTCAGCTCCTGGATGATTTTTGAGTTGTTCGTCACATTGGCATTCAACGTTATAAAAAAAGCGATCAGGGTGACCATGGAAATGGCCATGGAAACGACGTTCCCGATAGTGATCACCGGTTCAACTCTCACTTGCGTTAATAGCATACTCCAGGTGCGGAGCGTCGGGGATACCGCAGCATCCGGTTGATAAAATTCCCGCCGAAAGCAGGAGTAGTAGGATTAACCAAATACGAACCATGATGAATCTCGCTCTTTTTGCGAAAGGTCTACGACTGTCGATGTTATGGGTTCCAGGAACCCTAGTTCCCCGGATTGTTGCAAAAACCATACCCGGCAGTGTGGGCCGATGGCATCGTCTTTGTAGAAGAACCAACCGACTGCAACTGACTCTGCCTCGGATTCTGACTCCTGCAGTGCGTGCTTTTTGGTCAACTCATTGACCAGGTCGATTGCGAAATTGTCACAGTCCCACCGTTTTGAATAACTGAGGCCGTCTCGGTCTTGTTTGCCATTTAGCCATTTTGAAAACCCAACGATGGATTTCTGAGCCAAAGGAGCATACGTCCGATCCCGCAGGAAGATGGCACCGCCAAAATTATCTCTGAGCAGAGACTCCAGGGCTTTATGCTGTATCGGTTCGGTCGGCACCCAGACATCTTACTTGAATTAATTAAGAGTGTCTATGCCACTATTTCCGCTAATTCCCGGCCATGACTGCCCCTATTTTTGCCAGGGGTGGGGTAGTTAAAGGTAGGTGACGGTATTTATCGACATGAAAAACCCGCATAAACACTGGATTCTTAGGTTTCATGCGGGTAATGGTCGGGGTGGACGGGCTTGACCGTTCCGTTGATTATCAACGTTTTGGGTTGTCCTAGGGTTTTACCTAGTTTTTCCATCGTGGAAATTACCAGTGAAATTATTATGACCAAAACGCTTGACATACTTTTTTTAATTAAGAATTAATATTACTATCATGACCCAAAAAACCTCCCTACCAAAAAGCAAAAACCGAATTGTCTGCGTAAACTTACCAGTGGACATAGACCAGTGGATTACCACCAGGTCCAGTGAACTGATGATCAGTAAATCTGCCCTAGTAAGGCAGGTGCTTTTCGCAGCAGTAAGCCAACGGGGGGAAATAACCCCTTGGAGAAATCTTAAGTAATCTTATTAAGAATGAACACGGCCCTGTCTCAGTTGATCCTCGAGGAACTACGAATCCTCAACCGGAAGATCGAC